GGATCCGCCCCTGCTTGCCTTCCGCCTCACCCGCTGTCACTTCAGCGGTGGCGCGGATCGAGGTACCAATCGAGGCAGCGAAATCCCGGTCGGTGAGGAGCGCCCGGTACGGGCCGAACACCTGCGCCTCGCCGACGAGTCGAGCCCCGTCCCAGGTAGCGTCCTCGGTCAGTACCGCTGCCAGGTCCCGGACCGAGCGCTCAGGGCGGTCGGTCTCCTCGGTGGCTGTCGGGTGGTCGAGGTACATCTTCAGGCCTGCCGGGAACACCTGGTCCCGGGCAGCGTTCTCGAGAACGGCTGTCGAGTAGTAGCCCGAGGAGCCCCAGCCCGGAGTGATGATACCGATCATCAGACGACCGGAACGCTCTGCCTCAGCCACTGAGAGCCGTTGGCTCTCGGCGATCTGCCTCATCAAAGATCCTTTACGGGGGTCGGAGCGTAACTGTCACGCCATCCCGGAGTGGAGCGCTTGGTGGAGAGCTGAGACCAGGATACCTCACCCTGGTCCAGCTTATCCAGACGGGCTCGCCCCATGATTCGGAGGCGGTCTTCCTCAGGAAGCGCGTTGAACGTTGTACGGGAGTCAGGTAGAAGGCTAGCGGGTTCCTGGATACCAGGGAATCCGAGGTCCGCCCAGCTCCTTGTGACGGGCAGTCTCGCGCACCTGCCCTGCTGGTGATCCCACGGTCCCGGAGTCTCTACCGGGAACGTGTTGCCGTGCTGGGACCAGCAGCTCGCGCAGGTACGGTGGTCGAGCTGCGCACTCCACTGCCAGCCCTGGAGGACGTTGGCGTTGGCGCGGTCGTGTTGGGCTGCTGCCTGCCGATGCGCGTCGAGCATCTCGGTCCGGGCTATGACGAGAGCTCGGTTCCGACCCCCGTTGAACGCCCCGTCCACGCGGTTGAGCATACGGCTCGCTGCTCGCCTCGGGTTGTCCCCAATCGCCACACCCCGGATCAGCTCGGTACGGATCGCCTGGGTGGCCTGTGCCTGGATCGGGTACGACAGCGCGGTGATCTGCTGCATCGTTCGGCGGACGATCGCGTCTATGGCTCGGGGGTTCACCTCCTTGAAGCTGGAGGTGATCGCTGCGGTACTGCCTGCCTGGGGAGGGTACTGGCTCGCGGTGAGACGCGCCTCCCACAACACCGCGTCGTGGGTGAGGTTGGGTAGGTCCCCGCTCACGACGATCGGGAGCTCGCGGGAGAGCTGGCGGAGAACGTCGCGGGTTGCCTTCATCGCGTTCTGGGCTCGCTGAGCCCGGAGGATCTGCGCCTGGCTCGGCCACGTGGTCGCCCCGTCGGTCAGCTCCTCCAGCGCCAGCACCCACTCAATCTGGATGTCGTTCCAGGCGTGCGCCCAGCTCGTAACAACGGACTGAGCGACACCGTCGACCTGGCGGTTGACCGACGCGCGCATGCCGTCGAGCAGGGAGAGGGTGTCGCGCCCAATCACGGCAGGAGCTTCGGGATGTGGCCGTCGTACGCCGCGAGGATCGCGTCGTAGCCTGCCTGGGCTAGTCGGAGCTCGGCTCGGGCCACCTTCGGGGGCAGCCGCCCAGCCAGCATCGCGTCGAGAGCTGCGTGGACGTTGTAGTGCCCCGTGTCGCAGATGAGGACGAGGTTGCTGTCGATCGTCGGTCCCCCGTACTGCTGAGGCCAGACGTGGTGCTTGACCGTCCGGGTTGGCCTCGGGCGGTGGTCGCCGTGGACGAGGCACCAGTCCCCGAGGACGCGCAGCGTCGCGTCGTGAGTCAACAGGTCTCCCCACAATAGTTGCACAACCAGTATGTGCGTGGTGGGTAGCCAACCGTTACGACATTCCCCCTGTGTCGCAAGGTGGTTTGGCACCACCACCTACGCAGATACCGTGTCACGAACGTAGGTACTTCACGAGCGCAGCGACGACGAGGACGACCAGGATCGCGATGCAGGCGACGATGAGCTGGCTCAAAACTTTCCTCTCGAAAGTACTAGCGGTACAGCCAGTAAGCGGGTAGCGTTCGTTACATGAACCCGAATGCGTCGCAGATCAAGCTCCAGATGGAGTCCGACCCTTCCGGGCGGGACATGGCAGCCGTTGCTCTGGCTGCCGTGTCTCCTGAGCTGGCTCGGTTCGCTCGCGACATGTTCCCTGCGCAGGTCGCTCGCAAGCTCGACGCTGCTGGATGGACCTGGGCCGACGTTCTCCGCACCAACTCCTGACCTACTACTCCGCACTCTGAGCCCCCGCGTCTGGCGGGGGCTCAGTCGTCTGCCCCGGTAGGTTCCCCGCTGCGACAGCGTCCTGCTGCGAGCGGGCAGCGGTGGCGTCCCGAGGTGCCACGTAGTCGCCGTTGTCGTCGACCAGGTTCGCCAGTACCTCGTCGATGTCGTCGACGTCGAGCGCGATCAGGAGCTGCTTCGCGATCACGAGCTCGGGCAGGAGCTGCGTGCCGTCCGCCTCGGTGATCGCCTTGACGAGGACGTCGAGCGGGACCTTGTCGATGGAGGCCCAGTCGACGTTGAGCCCCCACTCCTGGTCACCCTTCAGCGCGACGATCTCGCGCCCGGTGAACGGGTCAAGCTTGACCGTCCCCTTGAGCTGCCCCCGAGGAGCGCGGACTGCCTGCTCGACGACGTACGTCAGGATGAGGCGGATCTCCTCTGCGTGGAACTCCCGACGCAGCGAGGTCCAGAGCTGGAGCGGTTGGTCGAGGGTCTCGGCTGTAGCCCGAGCCCCGGTGACCCCGGGGTCAGCGAGCAGCATAGTCACTGGGACGTCCGTGGCGCTCGCGACCATAGCCCCGAGCGGTCGGCCCGAGCCCGAGTCGATAGTCGCGCCCGACTTGCCGATCGCCTCCAGCGACTGCCCCTCCCCGAGCAGCGCGGTCCCGCCGATCCCGTTGGTAGCCAAGGTATCCCGGACTGCTGGGGCGTTGCGCCCCTTGACCGTGGTCTTGAACGCCAGCTTGCTCAGCGCCTTGACGAGACGAGCCCAGTCCTCCAGGAACTCCTTGTAGCCCAGCGCCCAGGGGATCGCCGCGAGCAGGTCGGGAGCGCCCCACTTACTGCCATCGACACGGTTCACGGCTCGGTGTAGCACCGGGGCGTTCCACTCCACCGCCTTGCCGTTGATGGTGCGGGGACGCTGGCGGGGTCGGTAGTTCAAGGCTGGGTAGTACACCGTCCGCTGCTCGCGGCGCGTCCTCGTGCCAGCGAAGCCAGCCTCGACCACCTGGGCGGTGTACTCGCGCTTGTAGAACCACGGGGTCTTGGCGTCCTCAGGGTCGCAGACGATGTCGGTGATCTCACGGTACGGGATCAGCCGTACCTGGACGCGCCCGGTCAGCGGGTCGGTCGGCATGCAGCGGAAGGAGTTGCCGTCGGTGGCGAAGCGGCGTTCCTGCTCCTCGTGTGCCTGGCTGGAGGAGAACGTGTCCTGGTTGCTCGGGTCGTCGAGGAACGCCTGGACTACCGCGTTGACGTCCTGCTCTGCGTCCTCCTCCTGGTCCGCGCTGATCTCGCAGCCGGTAGCCCAGACGTACGCGATGCGCAGGTTCACGGCTCGCCGTAGCAGCGGGTCAGCGATGGACATCAGCCGAGCTCGACGCGACTCCCGCAGGAGGTACTCGCGCTGGAACAGCTCCTCGTCGTACGTGTCGAGGCGACGCCAGCCCAGATCCTCGCGGGCGAACTGCGCCAGCACCGACGGGTCCAGCGACTCGGCGATCAAGCCAAGCATCTCCTGGTCGAGATCGCTCACCGGGTGCCTCTCAGTAGGTGGCCGACCACGAGAGGTCGTCCTCAATCAGCTCATCCTGCTCAACGATACCGCGAAGGATCGGCACGAGCAGCAGCCTGTGCACTGCCTGGGTCATCGCGTCGACCTGGTCGTCGTGCGCGGCGTTCGGGAATCCGCTCGCCTCCTCGATGAACGAGCCGACCCACGGGGCGAGCTCCGGGCTCGGCAGTACGACGTTCCCAGCCTCGACGAACGGGGTGATGGCGACCGCCCGAGCGTACTTCCCACCCTCGGGCTCGACCGGGACCAGCCCACCCACCTGGGTGCGTAGTGCGTTGATCACGGCAGGCCCGTTCGCCTTGTCCTCCACCAGCTTCAGGATCGCCTGTGGCCAGCGAGCCGTCATCTCGCGGATGGCGTCGCAGGTGTCGGTGAAGGCGAGCCGACCGTGGATCTGGTCGAGCAGGTATGCCGTCACGCCTCGCCTCAGCCATACCTGGCCACACACGTAGTCGCTGGACTTGGTGTCCTTGAAGGCGAGGTCCCAGCTCTGGACGATCTCGACGTCCTCGCTCGTGTCGGTCAGTACCCACATCGAGCCGTCACGCCGCTCGACCCAGCTCGGGGTGTCGTACCGTGCCCACTTCTCCCGCAGGAACACGTCACCCGCTGCCGGGCTGGGTCGGCCTTGGTACAGGGACGCCCACGTCCGCGCCCCCGAGCGCTTCTTGATCGCGTCCCACTGGACCTCGGTCCTGCCTCGGACGGACGCCATGTACTCCTCGGGCTCACGCCCCAGCGGGTCGTCCGCCTTCTCCGCCTGGGCTGGGATGTTGAGGACGGTCCACACGGCACCATCCTCAGCGCCCAGGAGCTTGCCTGCCAGATCTTCCTCATGCCACCGGGTCGCCACCTGCACGACAGGAGCTCCTGGAGCCAGACGGGGGCCACCAGTGTCAGTCCACCAGTCCCACGCCCGAGCCCGGTACACCTCGGAGTCCGCCTGCTCGCGATCTTTGATCGGGTCGTCGATGATCATGAGGTCGACTGGTCGTCCGGTCAGCGCTCCACCGATGCCTGCTGTGTACACACCACCTAGATGGCCGTCGAGCTGCCACTCATGCTGTGCAGACAGATCGTCCCGGACGCGCAGTCCGAGCTCGGGGTGCATGATGATGTCGTCCCGTACGGCTCGGCCCCAGCGTCGGGCGACGCCCAGCTCGTACGACACGATGGCGATGCGGAGGTCGGGGTTCTGAGTCAGCGCCCAGAGCGGGAACCACCGCGACACGCGCTGGCTCTTCCCCTCCTGCGGTGGCATGCTGAGCAGCAGCCGACCGTCGATGGTGTCGAACAGGCGGACGAGCTCCTCGTCTATCAGCCGTAGGGCTGGCGTCTGTCGGGTCGTCCTCGGGTCGAGGTAGAGACCCAGCTCACCCGGAGTCCGCCAACGTCGCGGAAGGGGCTCGAACTGGCGAGCAGCCGCTTCCCACGGGCTGATCACCGTCACGTTCGCCTCCGGGGCTGGGTCCGCCGTTCCACGTACCACAACGGGCCGAACGGCGAAGGTCCGTCAGCCCAAGGCTAACGCTCGGGGCAGCGGTGCGCGGATTCCCCGTTAGCGTCCACCCCGACGAACGTAGTCGAGCCACAGTCCGGGCAGGTATGCGACAGGCAGGCGTTAGGCGGGGACATGATACGCGAGCAGGCGTAGCACTCGGCGTAGACAGCGGGGACAAATTCGTAGAAGTTCATAGCACGAACGTTACCCCGTTACTACCGGTACCGCTAGTCCCATGGTAGCGTGGTCTGGTTCGGGTCACGCTGCTCGGCCTGCTGCTTGCGCACCCAGACCACGCCATTGACCTCGATCTCGACCGAGTCCATATCGATGACACCCACCTCCTGCCACGACGACTCGCACGGACCACACATCTGCCCGCACTCGGCTCCGAGCTCGCGGCAGACGATGCACTCGTGACTGTGCTTGCCGAACTGATGCCCGACCCAGGCAGCGACCCCGATCGCTACCAGGATGGCGAACCAGACGAACGCCTCGTTGCTGATCACGTCGTAGCCTCCAATGCCCGCAGCTCCTCGGGGACCACCATGACGATGGTCCGCTCCCAGTCCAGCCGCATGGCTTCTAGTATCCGCTGGTCGGCGATACCTTCGCTCCTTGCTAGCGATACAACTGACTCGAACATGCGGGCCAGGATGCGTCGCTGAGCTGCCGCGAACTGCGTGCCATGCTCCTCCGCGATGCGGACGCGACGCTCGTCGAGCCCGGCCCGGATCGCCTGGGTGGCGTACGAGGCGAGGCGGTCTTGCGCCTCCTGGAGCAGCCTGTAGGCAACGTGTGGAGCAGCCGCATACGTCTCGTCTGACCCCGAGGTGTTGCCTCCCTGGAACCCGTCACCCCAACCTGCCTTCTCGGTGCGGTCGGACAGCGACCACACCAGGTCAGCCTCAGTCACCCGCTCCACCGCATTCCGCCAGTACTCGACCAACCCAGCCTGGTACTGGACGAGCTCCAGCAGCGCCTCGGACGGGTTGATGTCGGTACGTGCATTGAAACGCCTGACGGCCACGGCTGCCTTCTGCTCGGCCACCTTCCGCTGCGCCGCTGACGCGACCGCTGGCAGCCTGCCACCGTGGGTGTCGCAGATGTCTGCACCACGCCTCGGCCACCGCTGGCAGGGCGACAGCGGACGGTCGCCAGGGTTCCGCTTGTGCTTGATGCAGCGGGTATGTAGCTCGCCACAGTCGTCGCAGATGGTCCGCCCAGCCGAGCGGTCGTTCATGGTTCCCTACCAATTCCGTAGGACATGCGTCGACACGGCTGCGCGTCGAGCTCGCCTCAGGTGCCGCAGCTTCCACCGAGCCCACAGGGTGCCCGGCAACAGGATCAGCGACACCACAACGGTTCCGAGGATCCTCATCGCTTGTGCCCCTTCCGGATCTCGAGCAACTCCTGCTGCCGGACGAGCTGCTGGTGCAGCCTGTTGGTCGCGTCGGTCGTCTGCCGCAGTGCCTCGACGAACGGGGCGAGCGCCTCGGTCAGCCGAGCTGGGTCGAAGACGACCTTCACCTCAGCCACGGGCTCGGACCTGGCGTACCGCTTCCCGCAGGGTGATCCCGCTCTTGCCCTTGAGCTGGCGGTAGAGCACCCATCGGTACGCCTGGCGTTCGTTCAGCCCTGCCTTCAGGGCTCGGGCATAGTCGGGGTGCAGCAGCACCTCGGGGTCCTGTGTAAGCATGCGCCCCAGCCTACGCGTCGAGCGCCGACCCCACCGAGCTGTCCGCTGTCCAGCCTGTAACTCGTTACTGCGTAACTTGGTACCCAGGGCTAGAAGTCTCAATTAGGCGAGCGGACGCAAACAGCACCAACTGAGATGCCTACTGCTCTGACCTGCGGTTTCACTTTGCCCGTCCTGTTCCTACTGCTCTGACCTGCGGTTTCACTTTGCCCGTCCTAATTCCATATCAATATAGAAAGAGGGTTTTTAAAATACAGTTACAGGTGTAAGTTCTAAGTACTACGTCGAAGATCGTGAGCTTTCCAGACCAGCAGCTCACGAGTTACCTGGTCAGAGGCGTATAGGCTGAGAACCTCGACGCGGGGCACCGGGCTCCGCTGGAGGAGGGAAGTTACGTTATGGGAACCCGAGAAGACGGCTGGTACCTAGTCGAGGCACACGACGGATCGCAGATCGGTGCCTGGTGGAGTGACGACTGGTACCTCAGTCCGAGCGATCTGGAGCCCTACACCCAGGTCGACGAGACCAAACCGGTCATCCGCCTGGTGCCTGAGTCATGAGCAGCCTGACGTTCTTCGGACCACCCCCGAGCTCGGGGCTGACGCCCGACCAACATGACGAATGGATGCGGTTCGCGGTGGTGGAGATGTACGTCAGCCGAGGTTGGGACTCGAACAACCA